CGTGATTTGACGGAAGGTCGGTGCGCCCTCGGTCGGAGCCACATTCTCGGCCACGACATAGGTCGAAGTCTTGGCGTTCAGAGCGGGAATAGCAATGTCGCCCTTCAGGCCGGAGAGCATCCGTGCGCCGAGGCCCATCACAACCACATTTGCGCGGAGAGCATCCACAAACTCAGCGGCCAGGAACTCTTCTTTGACGAGGTTCGAGCCGTTAGCAGGCGAAGAGGTGAGGATGTCACGCTTGAAGATGTCGGTCGGGACAAAGAAACCACGGGGGTCTTTGCCATAACGCTTTGCGAGTTCCTGGGAAACTTCGCCCTCGAAACCGCCAACACGGCCGCCATTGGTAGCGGCAGAGGCGATTGCGCGGGTCAGAGAATAGGACTTGCGCTCTTGCTTGGTCATGCCAACATCAATCTGCTCCAGGGGTTTGTCGCCGATTTTGTCCAGCAACATTCCACGGAACTGCTCGATGCTTGCGCCACGGGCAACTGCATCATCGGCCAGACCACGCTGATTGTGCTTTGCACCAAGTGCCAGCATTTCAGCAACTTCTTTATTACGAGCGGCGACTGCGCTATCAACGCTCACCGACTCAACTTTTGCTTGTTCCATTTTATTTTCTCCTTGAGAAATGGAAGGTTGAATTGAAGGCGAAGATTCAGCCGCTCTGCCCACGCCGACTGACGCATCAGCGGGGATAGAAACAACAGAAACCTCTAGCGGTGTCCAACTTGTTGCTCGGTAAACCTTTGAGCCTTTTGGGTCTTCCACCATTTTGTTGACGATGTATCCGATGGAAACATTTCCCCGGATATTGTCGGCAACATCCTGATAAACCTCATTGGCAAGTGAGCCTTTTCCAAAGCGCACGGTCGCCCGCAGTCTACGGGCCGAGCCATCAAGGTAAACAGATTCGATTACACCAATTTGCTTGGTCGGATCATGGTCGAGCAACAATGGTGCGCGGCCAGACTTCAAAAATTCTAGGTCAATTGCGTCAGCAGAATGGTCGAGAACTTCCTCTCCCCATCCCCGGTCAACTCCCAACTCGGAACTGATTGCCATTGCCACTCGGCGGTCATCTTTGACCTCGGCCATCATATCGGTTGCGCGGTGCGAAACAGTCTTTCCTTCGGCCTTGCGGGCCATTTCCATCATCTCAGACTCGCCTTCCGCAACAGATTCCAAATCGACTTCGACCTCTTCTTCTTCAGATGGAGGCGCAACTTCCTCGGCCTTTGCGAAAGTTATCACATAGGTCGATTCTGTTTCCTCAACATCAACAATATGCCGTTTATCCATAACGCGATTCTCATAGGAATTCTCTATTGTTGCAAGTCTTTCCTCTGAGGCATTTTCAAAAAGAATCGGCTGGAAGTCATGGTCGCTCAACCACTCCTTTGCCTGCGCCGGGGTGAATAAGTCCTTATCAAACCGGATTGCCTGCAATTCAGATTGACCGTCTTTGATGCCAAAGATGAAGTCAATCCCAGTTCCTCCCGCATCGTTTTCTCTGCGGAAAGAATCATATTTAGCAGGGTCTTCCAATCTGGCGGCGTGTTCATTGGGATATGGCCTCGCATCCATCGAGCGGAGTTCATCAATCTTTGTCAGGGTAGAAAACAGATGCCCAACCAGGCGGTCGCTTGCATTCCAGCCATCTTCGTTTTCTTGATAAAGCCGGATGAGAGCGGCCGGGTCTTCTGGGGTTCCAGTAATCACAAAGTCTGAATCTGGAACATTTATATCCCCGTCCCGCACAATCCGAATAATCCGGCCCCTGGCGCGGCCACCCGAACTATCCCAAGAAACAAAGTCGCCGACACTTAAAGCATCTGGCGCGGCGCGGTTTTCTTCATCAAGTTTATTCATTCTTTCGACCCTCGCTCTTGCCCAGGATTGTCCTGGGTCTCCACCCCATAAGGCCCAGGCGATTCGCCCCGCAGACGGATAACCTTCCTCGCCCTGGCTAAACCCTTGGCCTTGCTTATCGACTTCGTGCCGGGAGAAATAAGAGTGCATTCTCCGAATTGTTTCTGCGGAGAGTTCTCTTTTATTGCTGATGTCCCTTGCCCTGGCAACCCCGATTTCCGTGCCGCCGCGACCGAACTCTTGCCTCCAGGCGAGACCGCGCTCGGCCTCTTGGGCCATCGCATCAGTAGGACGGGAATTGATTTCTTCACCTTTGTAAATCATGCCGCAAGTAACCAAATAAGTTCGTCATCAGTTGGGTTAATAATACCCCGAGCATTCATCTTCTTGGTCGAGAGTTTAGATTTTGCTCTCTTAACTCTAGCGACCGCAGATATAGAAACAGTCCCGCTGGCATTAACCTTTGCGGCTTTCGATATGGAAAATGTCCCATCGACTTTTGCAACCGCATCCTTCTTCACATCGAATGTTATCGGAACCGCTCTGAAAGGCAAGAATTTTGCTTTGGTCTTCGAGCCGGTTCTGCGCTTGCCCTCTCCAATCGCGGTGACAGTTCCAGCCGAAGATGATGCCGATGCTGTCGAAACATTTGCCGTTGCGGCAACCTGAGAGTTTGCGGTGACCTGGCCTGGTGTAGCGGTTAGCGAAATGCCTGTAATCTGTATCGTTACACTTATCACCCCGCTTGCAGAGACAGAACCCGCAGATGCGGTCACCTCCGCGCTGGATACATTCGCAGTCCGTGATTCTGTTCCAGAGGCAGAGACACTTCCCGGTGTAGCGTTTAACGCCACGCCATTTATGCTCTGGGTAATGTTCTGAATTCCGCTTGCGGAGACCGTGCCTGCGGCTGATGTTGCAGATGCGTTTGTTGCGGATGCGGTCGCGTTTACTACACCGCCATCATCGAAATTACCTGATGCGGAATCGAATAAGCCAAAACCATCATCAAATAATAAGGCCATCAGGCAATTGTTATGAGACTGCTTGCACCAGTTCCGGGGAAGTCAACCGTGAAGTTTCCGTTGACTGACGAGACATTCTGTCCAAAATCAAATACCGCAACCGCTTTGTTTGATTGACTTGAGTTGTAAATCAGGCATCCTCTGGCGGTGATTGTCGAGTTCGACCAGACCGGATCAGTAAATGTCAGATATGCGGTTGAGCCAGAAAGCCCTGTCGAGAGGCCAGATAAAGTCAAACCGCCCGCAGAATATCCGGTTCCGCTGACTTCATTGGTCGCAGAATAAGCGGTTGTAGATGCACCCAAAGTAGCCGAGTCGGTATAAAGAGCAATCTTATAAGTGTCCGTTAATTCATGGACACCCTCTAAAATTTCCTGTTTGAATGAATTGCAAACCGCAGTCGTGATAGCCATTATTCTTCCTCTGCTCCAATGACAACGCCTTCGTCATTTCTAACCAGGCGAATCTTTTTGTTCCGTTTTTTCTCCCCAGATTCAACCTTCAGATTCAGTTGAATCGGCTCGGATTTGACCTCGAAATTCGGATTCAAGTTGATAACCTGTTCCCGCACAACTTCTGGGGTCTGCTCGACTTCAGCCGCGCCGGTCACCTCTGCGGCGGCGGGAAGTTTCTGGCCGAATGGTTGGAATGATAGATTCACGCCATATTCTTTTGCGAGTTCTGTTTCCATCTTAATCTGCTCGAATGTCTCTTCGACATCGCGGCCATATTGGTTCGCGACATCTTGCATGGACATGATTCCGTTGTTCATCGCCGTGACTGCGGCGGTGATTTCTTTCTGCGGGTCAACCCAGGCAAACCCTCTTGCCCTGAATTCAACGGTATCGGAAAACTTATCAAATTTGGTAATTGGTAAAGACACCGCAGTTGTGGTCATTGCTTGAGTCAACCACTCGCGAAAGACGGGTTCCGCAAAGTGTTGAATCATAAAGTTTTGCAAGGTCTTGTAAAAATCCCTATCCTCTAGCGCACCCTGACGAATCGAGGAATATGAGACACCTTCTAAATCGTTTGCAAGACTTGTATAAGAGACCCCCAGACCAGAGGCAATCCCGCGAAGAATGGCCTTCTCAAAGTCTGCAAATGCGGTTGTCGGATGGGTCGGGTCGAACTGTTTGAAATCCATGCCATCTGGTAGTTGATGGAAGGTTCCTGGTTCGGCCTCCATAATCGGAACAAAAGTATCTTCTCTGTCATCCGCAGGGAATTCGTTTCCGGTCGGTGATGTAAAGAATCCCATCTTGGCCGCGCCGGTTCTGGCCGCAACTAACTCTGCCTCCCGATACCCATGCAACATCTTTAGCGAGGCAATGGTTGTCGCCATAAGCGGAACCCCTCGCGTCTGTTGCGCCCGCTCTCCGATGTAGATATGGAGAATTTTGTCGGCAGGGATTCGCTCAGTTCTTCTGGCCGCAGTCAAGAATTGGTAATCCCCAGGATGAACCGTGAGGATATGGTAGGCAATTGGACGGTAGAATTTATCAATCTCGACACCCATACGGATTTGATGTCCGTTTGGAAGGGTTTCGTTTTTCTTCTCATCCAGCAAATCGGGTTCGAGGAACTCTAGCGCGAATCCCCATTTGTTCGGATAGTTGACCTTCCGAATCAGAACCTCGCCATCGCGGACTAAGGATTGAATGAAGAATTTTTGAGCATCGGCCCAGGACATTTTTCCATCAACCGTGCAATTTCCGAGCCTGCCCCACTCTGACCATTGCCGCTCAATAATACTATTTCCAATGCGGTCGAAAGTGTTGTCGGTATTCCTGGCCTTGACTTGCATACTTAGGCCGCGCTCTCCGACTACATTGGTTTTTAAGAGATGGATATATCGCCGCGCATATTCATTATTGCGCTCTAAGTCTCGACAACGGTTCCGCAAAGTCTCCAGGGCAAACCGAATCTCCGCATCTGGAGAGCGGTTCGAGGTAACAAAGTCGGAGAATAACCTCCCCGTATTTGCTCCCTGATATGCCCGTTTTTTGACCTTGCGATTGCGCTTAAATATATCCAAGAGTTTCATCAGAATCGCACCTTAACTGTTGAGCCAGAAGCCCGGCCTTGCCGAATTCTGTCTTCCATCAATTCTTTGTGAGTCTCTGCCCGGTAGAAATCCCGCGCCTTTAGCAACTCATCAAAGGTAAGTTTGGTCAGACTGCGACCGGCAATCGAGTAGTTCGCAACATCCGCATCGCCTTTACCCGAGAGCAAACTCTCAATTTTCCCAACCATTATTTCCGCATGGGTTCGCGGATCAGACCCATTGTTATCCAGGTCAACAACGACATCCCAGGTTCCCCGGTCGATAACAATCCGATTGTTATCCGAGTTTCTGAGACACTCTAGTTGCCAATGGTAAAACCCGGCGGTGTATCCAGCCGAGGTCGCAGAGGAAACAGTAAACAAAAAATCATTATCGTAGGAAGTCCCGACAATCTGGAACTCCGTAGATCCCCCTGCCGCCACCCTGGCAACATAGGTCATGGTGTAATCGGTATTAGGATAATCGTCCGAAAGGTCGGTTCTGCGCCATCTAACATAATCACCGAGAACGAATCTTTCCGGTTCAATGATTGGCGATTCTGCGGCTTCAAATAAATTAGCCATTGTTCCTCCAACAATTTATCGGAATTCTACCGCCAACCGTTGATAAATCCACCATTTTTGTTTATAGGTCGCCTTGGTTTATTTGGGCCGAGTTGCGGTTTGTCCGGTTCGGGAGGATTTTCCCTCTGCATAAAGGTTCGGTTATGTAGTGCGGTGAGGTTTAGATTGAGGATTGCAAGTGCGCCCATCGCATAAACACGGACATCGAGTGCTTCATTTCGGGGTCTGGTTTTGACAAATTCCCGCCTGGCGAATCCTTTGTGATACCTGGTGACCTGTTTCTCTGCGGTTAGTTGCCGGAAATACTCATCGGTTCGACTCATCGGGAAATGACAATATCCCGGCCCTGGTTCTGTAATCCGCAGTCGAGAAAACAAAAGTTCCTTCGCCGTATCTACCCCAACCGGAAACAGACGAATCTTCCCGATGTTGTTTGTAGATGGTCGGCCGACAATCGGTTTCCCGGTTCCACCTACACCCTTGATTGCAAAAATTCTTTTGCCCTCTCTTGGTCTGACATAGGTGTAGACCGAGTTGGTATGGTGTCCCCCAGAGTCTATGCAGGCAGAGCGGATTGTGAGAATCTTTCCATCCTCTCGCTCAAATTGTTGACCAAGAATGTTGTCCAGGTCTTGCCAGACTGCGGGAGAGGAAGGGTCGCCATACAATGTCCGATAATCAAGAGACCAGGATTCTTCATCTTTACCCCACCCTACAATCTCAACCTCTAGTCGGTCATCCTGAACATCGACTCCGGCGGTCAGTAATAAAATGGATTTCTCAAGTGTTTCGCCGAATTCCTCTCGCCGCTCGGCCACTTGGTAATCGTCCACGGATTCGCCCTGCTCTTCCCAGACCTCGCCCAAGAAAGTATTCACGAAGACCCGCAAGGTCGCCGGTTGTTTCTTGGCCTCTAAGAAATCTCGCACGGCCGACTCTAATGGTGTCCAGGGGGAATAAAGTCCTGAGAGCCGAAAGCCCGCGACCCTTTTTCCTGGTTCCTCGGCAACCCATTTCCCTGCGCGAATCGCTCTGATGCGGTCGGCATCATCCCAAACCGCCCCGCAATCCTCGCAAACATAGTGCGCGGATTCGGGTTTACCCTCATCCCACCGGACATTTCCCCACTTTAGGGTTTGCTCATGCCCACAATGGGAACATGAAAGATAGAAAGACCGCTTATCTGATTCCTCAAAAGCAGTCTCAATCCGACTATTTCCCTTGTTTGTCGGGGTCGAAAACATAGCAATTTTGCGATTCCAGAAGGTCGCAGACCGCTTTCTAGCCAGGGATACTGGATCACCCTCTGAGCCTGCGGAGACCGGATAGCGGTCAACCTCATCGCATAAGACAACCCGGATGGGCCTGGAAGCCAGAGACGATGGGGAGTTCGCGCCGCAGGCGGTGATATGCCCACCAGGAAAAAGTTTATGCAGGGTTGTGTTTCCAGAGTCTCTAGCCCTTGCGTCTTTGACCAAACCCTGAAGGGCAGGGGTGTCTCTTAGCATCGGAGCCAGGCGGTCTTTAGACCAAGTCTGCGCCATGTCCAGAGTCGGTTGAACAACTAGGATAGGTGACGGGTCTTGGGCAATGTAAAAGCCCACGACATTGTTAAGAATCTCGGTCTTCCCAACCTGGGCAGAGGTCATCACAACAACGGTGTCGATTTGCGGGTCGTTGAATGCGTCCAGAATTCCTCTCTGGTATTCGGCCCGAGCGGTGTTCCATTGTCCAGGTTCGGCAGAGGCCTCTGGAGAAAGTTTCCGATACGAGTCAGCCCATCCACTAACCGATAATTTCGGCGGCGGCTTCAGCCTCTCCCGCAAGACTTTCTGCAATGTTCTCTGCAACAGTTCCTTCTGTTTCTGTCTGTCTGAATCCAACCAATTCATCAAGTGCCTCTAACATTGCATTTTCTAAAATCTCTTTTGCCTCGGTAACATCTTTTGCGGTGAAGACTAGACTCGCGGTTTTGCTCGGCATAGCGAGTAATTTTGCGCGGAGGTTTGAGAGTTGCTCTCCGAATTCTTGAGCAACATCGTCTATCAAGGCAACAGTTCCCTGCTCTTTGGACAACTCCAGTTCGGCAAGTCCAGCCTCGGCCGCGAGTTTCCTTCTCTTCGCCTCTTCGATGTCGATTGCTTGGGTATTCGTTACAAGGTTATCGACCTCGCGTTTTTTCAACCAGGCAATCACCGCGCCGGTGTCGTATTGGTTACCGCGCTGACCCTTGGCCCGGCTCTCTATCGGGAAATTTGAATCTCTTTGCCATTGTGTAAGGGTTTCTTCTGATACCGCAAGAATCTGAGAAAGTTGCCGCTTGTTAACAATCACGATAGGGATGCTCTATCAAAAGTCAAAAGGCAATAGTCTATGCCTAACCGAAAGTCGGGGTCGCGAATTACC